CGGCGGCACCGAGCAGACGGTCGCGAACGAGACCACCGCGCCGACCGGCGTGTCCTGGTCCGACGCGGCCACCACGCGCGCGACCGGGCTGTCGCTCGGCAACATCGGGCCCGGCTCGCACAAGGCGGTCTGGATTCGCCGCACGATCACCCCCGGCTCGACGCCGCAGGCGGGCGATACCTGCTCGATCCAGGCTGGCGGCGACACGCTCTAGGGGGCGTACATGGCTGACAGCAAGATCAGCGCCCTCACGGAGCTGACGGCGCTCGCCTCGGCGGATGAGCTGGTGGCGGTCGACAAGTCCGACACGTCGATGGCGGCCTCCGGCACGACCAAGCGCCTGACGCTGGCGACCCTGCGCGCCGAGGTCCCCTTCATCGACGCGGTGGCCGAGCACGGCGTCCCGACGGACGGCACCACCGACGGCACCACGGCGATCAACGCGGCGATCACCGCCGCGAACGCGGAGGGCGGCGGCATCGTCTACCTGCGGCCGCTCACCACCACCTATCGCTTCTCCCAGATCGTGATGAAGGACGGCGTGTGGCTGATGGGCGGCGGGGTCCAGGGCACCGAGCTGCGCTCCATCGCCTCCAACCCGACCGCGGCGGGCTCCGGACTGATCGTGCTCAGCGCGATCACGGACGAGAACGTGTTCCTCTCGGACTTCATGATCCACGGACTGCGCAGCTCGCAGACGAACGCGATCAACGGCATCAACTTTGACAAGACCGGCGACACCGGCGAGTTCGATTCGCGCATCTGGCACCTGGACGTGATCCAGTGCAAGGGCGCCGGGATGCGCTTCACCGGCCGCAGCGGGCCGATGCTCGTCCGCGCCTGTCGACTGGGGACGAACGACGGCCACGGGGTGCACGTCCTGGGCAATGCGTCGGACTGCTCCTTCGTCGACGTGGACGTGGGCAACTCCGGCCTGAACGGCTTCCACATCGAGGTCGGCAACAACGTGTACCAGGGCTGCACGTCGCACTACAGCGGCCAGATCGACAGCACCAACTACGGTGACGGCTTCCACCTGACCTCGACCGCTCGACACACGCAGATGAACATGTGCCGCGCTGAGGACGGCGCCCGACACGGGTTCTACTTCAACGGCTGCAACGACCTTCACGCCGTCGGGGTCATGTCCTCGCGCTGCAACGGCAACGCGTTCCGCTTCACCGGGGTCACCGATTCCGAGGTCGAGGGGAAGGTCGTGTTCCAGAACGAGGGCACGGGCAACACCCACTCGCGGATCGTGGAGATGGACGGCTCCTCCAACGCGCGGAACCGCATCGAGGTCGGCTATTCGACGGACGCGCTCGACGCGGCCACGGCGCCGGTCAACGGCACGGCCACCGGCAACGACGTGAAGGTCTCCGTGGGCGGTACCCACGACGCCATCGCGGCTCCGGCGTACGCGGCCTCCTTCACACCCGACCCCTACCTCTACGCGGGTGTCTCGATCACCCTGACCGGCAACATCACGATCAACGCGCCCACCTACCAGCACCGGGGCCAGCGCCTGCGCCTGATCCTCACCCAGGACGGCACCGGCGGGCACACGATGTCCTTCAACGCGGTGTTCAAGACGCACCAGGCGTACACGCTGTCGAACGTCACGACCGACCGCACCTTCAACGCGAACTCGTACACGATGGACGAGCTGGCGGACCTGGTCGGCACGCACATCCAGGATCAGCGTCCGTCCACGGCGGCGAACGCGGTCAACATCTTCGACTTCTGGTGCGACGGGACGAACTGGCTTCAGGTCGGCGGCTCGACGCTGACGTAACATGGCCGCGCCCGCCTTCGTCAGCGCGACCGCCCAGACGGGCAACGCGACTACCGCGCCTTCCGTAACGCTGCCGACCACGGCCGCGAACGACATCCTCATCCTGGTCGCGGTCAACGGCGGCGCCAACACCGCGATCACCCCGGGCGGCACCTACAACGGCGGCGCCTGGACGCAGATCGGGGGAGGCGGGTGGACCTCCGGCTGGGGTGGCAACTTCTGGTCGCGCTGCACCGGCAACCACTCCGGGCAGACGGTCACGTACACATCCACGGACTCCGCCTCCGCGCTCGTCGTACGCATCAGCGGCGCGGCGACGATTGGCAGCCCCATCGACGTGAGCACCGGCGCGACGCTGGGCGCGGTCGCGGGCGGCGCGCTGACGGGCTTCACCACGACCGTGGCCGACGCGCTCGTGGTCTACACGGGCGCGGTAGACGACAACCAGACGATCTCCGCGCCGACGAAGAACGCGGTCGCGATGTCGAACCTCTCGACCGCGTCGTCCACCGGCGGCGCGGACTCGGCCGTGTGGTACGCGAACTCCGCGCAGGCGGTAGCGGGCGCCACTGGCAACTTCGCGATCACGAACGCGGCGGGCACCGCACAGGGCAAGCGGGTCGCGGCGTACTCGATCAAGCCGCAGGTCGCGCCGACCTACGTCCAGACGCGGTTCCGCGGTCGCGGCGACACCATCGCGCTGAACACCAACAACTTCACCCACGCGGTCAACACCGACTTCTCGCAGAACGTCAACGAGACCTTCCGCATCCGCATAGCGGTCGAGGAGCGCTCGGGACCGGACCCGGCCGTGTCGTTTGGCGGGCAGTTGGAGTGTCGCCTCAACGCGGGTACCTGGCAGAACGTCACCACGACCAGCTCCGTCTTGAAGGCGGTGCCCTCCGCGATGTTCGCGGACGGGGACGCGACGACCGACCTGCTCGCCAATGACCTGTTCCCCACGTTCGTGGCGGGCCACGGCTCGGAGACCGGCGACGCGGGGGACGTGGCGCTGAGCCTCGCACACACCGAGCACGAGTTCGCGCTCCAGATCGTCGGCGCTGACGTGGCGAACAACGACCTGATCGACGTGCGCCTCCTGGGAGCGACCGCGGCGCCGGGGCCGCTGCTGACGCTGACGGCCGTCGAGGCGACGCAGACCCCGCTCGGCGGCATCTCCAACACGGACACCACGGCCTACGCGGGAGGGCTCGGGGCCGAACCGAATACCTCAACCTACGGGGCGACGACCCTGGGCGCGCAGGAGTCCAGCGCCAACAGCTACCCGCCATGAGCAGCTTCCTACTCCTGGAGAACGGCAGCGACAAGCTGCTGGCCGAGAACGCGGACTTCCTCGTCGCGGAGGACCACGTCGCGAGCGGCACCCCCGTCGACGCTCAGCCGCTCGACCTGGTGTGGGACCTGCACGCTGAGGCTACCGGGGCGGCCCAGGACCTCGTCTGGGACGTTCTAAGCGCCGTAGACGGCACGGCCCTGGATTTGGTATGGGACACGCGGGCAGAAGTGTCCGGCCCGTCACGCGCGCTCCTGTGGGACCTGAGCGGGTCTGTGGACGCCAATCCGGCCTCTCTGGTGTGGGATTTGCGCTCGGAGGCCACCGGAGCGGCCCAGGACCTCGTCTGGGACCTCTACGGGGCCGTGGGAGCCCCTGTGACGCTGAAGTGGGACCTGATCGCCGAGGTCGCCACCACCCCGCGGTTCCTGGTCTGGGACCTCGCTGGGGACGCGCCGGTCACGCCGGTCAACGCCCCGGTGATGCGGCTGGTCTGGGACCTCAACAAGCAGGTCGACGGCGACCTGAAGGGGATCAAGTGGGACCTCTACGGCCACGCGGGGGTCTCGTCCTCCCGGACCCTGAAGTGGGACCTGGCGGCGGAGGTCGCGAGGGCGGTGACGCTGAAGTGGGACCTGCTCGTCGAGGTCACCCACATCGACTTCGTCGGGCCGCTGGCGCTGACCCTGAACCCCGCGGCGCGAGGTCTGGAGGTCGATCCGGTCGCTCGCGGCGTGACGCTGGACCCGGTAACCTACTCGGTGATGGTCGATGTTGCCGATAACGTCCTGACGCTCGACCCCGTCGTCAAGGGGCTTACGATCACCGGGGTGCAGTTGGCTCTCGACCTCGACGCCGTTACGAAGGCGCTCTCGGTCGACGATGAATCGAAGGCGCTAGAGGTAGACCCGTGAGCCGAATCGCCAAACGACATGACACGCTCGACCCGCTGTCCGGGACCGCCACGGACGGCACCGGCAACCCCATTGACCTGACGGTGTTCACGTCCGTGAAGCTGTTCGCGACCGATGGCGGCGCTAACACGTTCTCCGGCGAGTGCACACAGAAGAACGCGGACGGCACCTGGACCTACGAGCAGTCGGACCTCGACATGAGCGTCGTGGGCACCTACGACATCGAGCTGGAGTGCACGACCGCCGGTGGCGACAAGGTGCACATCCCGAACGAGGCGGCCGAGAACCCGACGCTCACCATCGACCCCGACATCGACGACAACTGATGGCCCGCCCGAGCGAACGGGCCGCCGACAAGACGCCGGAGGGGCGCCCGTCCGAGCGCAAGCGCCCGCCGCTGGAGCTGCGCCTCTGGGACAAGCCGCCGTGGGAGAAGCCGAAGCCTACGCTGCTGCCGGACTCAGCTCCAGGCCGAGTCACGCCAGAGTAGCTCGTTGATGGGGTCCGGGGTCGCGGTGCCGACCTTCGTCGTCCCGTCATCGAAGTCCCACTCCTCCTCGTCCTCACCCTCGTCCGGGATGTCGCTGGAGAGCACCGTCGCGGTCGGCGGGGCCTCGTGCACGATCCCCCAGTTCTGGAGCATCTTCGCGGCCACGTAGTCGTCGTGGCCGGTGGCGGCCTCAAACTGGTACCGTCCGGTGGGAGTCAGGCGGTACTCGTAGGACTCGTGCTCCTCGCGCTGCTCCTCCAGGATGTACGCCTCGTGCTTCTCCAGGTCCGCCGCGAGCTGCCGGACCATCAGCTCCTTCTGGCGGCCGGAGCCGAAGTTCACGTCGATCACGTCGAGCCCCGCCTCGTCGAGGGTGTCGAACACCACGTCGCCGAGGCCGGTGGAGTCGACCATCAGGGTCACGCCGTCCACGTCGCCCATCGCCTCCAGGTCGCGAATCTCGTCGATCACCTTGCGCATCGTCGACGGCCAGGAGCGCTTCTGCCAGCGCTCCAGGAGCACCGGGCGCCGGTCGTGGCCGCGGGCGATGTCGAGCACCGTCCAGTCCGCTTGCTTCGCGAGGTCGAGCCCGCCGACCAGGTGGCCGTACGGCGCCGCGAGCCCCGCGACGATGTTCTCCTCGTCGACGGTGAAGATCGAGGCCGCGTTCGACACGAACTCCGCCAGGTACTCCTGGCGGAACATGATCTCCGGCAGGTCCTCCCGCGCGTCGTCGATCTCCGAGTCCGGGATGTACGGGTTGTCGTAGGACGTGAAGTGGAAGCTGGCGTAGTCCTTGCCGGGGAGCTGACCGCGCTTCCACATCTTCCAGAACCAGTTGCGCCCTCGCGGGGTGCTGATGAACAGCGCGCGACCGCCGGTGTCGGAGAGGGTCGGCCGCAGGTGCTGGTACCACACCATCTCGGCGATCAGGGCGGCCTCGTCCACGACCAGGTAGTCGACGCCCTCGCCGGTGAGCGCGGAGGAGTCCTTGCCGGAGGACTCAGCCGACCCGGCCGAGCCCGCGGTGTAGAACTCGATGCGGCTGCCGGTGACCAGGTGCAGGACCTTGGAGTTCGCGCCCTCGCTCGGGGCGGGCTTCGCCAGGAGCGATGACGGCAGGTACTGGAGCACCTTCCGGTAGCCGCGCTTAACGTTGTCGGCGGAGTTCGACACCCACCACACCATCTGGTCCTCGCCGAGCGCGGCGTTGATCGCCTTCGACGCGGCGACCTCCGTCTTGCCCCAGCGTCGTCCGGCGCGCAGGGCGATGAAGCGCGCCTCGGAGGTTGCGACCTCGTCCTGCCCGCCCGTGTGCGGGACGAACAGCTTAGGCTTGCTCACTCGACTTCTCCAGATCCGCGACCTTGCGCGCGAAGTCTGGATTGTCGTGCAGCTCCTGGAGCGTCTGGATCAGGCGCTCCTGCTCCTCGCTGTTGCCGGTCTTGGCGACGGCCGCCTCGGTCGCGTACGTGCGCCGAATCTCCAGGAGGTCGCGCGTCGGGATCTCCTTGCCGGACTCCAGCAGCTTCTGGATGCGGGTGTCGGTGTGCGAGAGGATGCCGTTCGCGCGCTCGCGGATCAGCGCGATCAGCTTCGCCTGCACGTCCGGGCGCTTCTTCCACTCGGTGATCTGGCGCTTGCCGGAGCCGAACGCGTCCGCGATCTGCTGGCGCGTGCAGCCCTCGGCGAGCATCTCGACGAACAGGTCGAGGCGCTCGGGATCGGCGTCAAGTGTATGCGGGCGTCCCATCAGTCCCCGTATGGTACCACTCGACCGTCAGGCATTACCAGTCGGCACTCGTGCAGGTGGCCGTCGGCGGCGAGCACCACGCGGTCGGCGAGGTCTAGGCTCAGCTCCTGGGAGTCGAGGCTGAGGATGCGGTAGATGGTGCGCGTCGAGGTCCGAGCGCGCTCGGAGATGACCTGCACCGCCTCACCCTCGTCGGGGTCGTCGGGGCGCACGGCCCGCCGCAGGATCACGCGCACGTCCTCGGTGAGGACGGTCGGCTCTACGCTACGGGCGGAGGACTCAGGAGCTGCAGTTGGTTCCACGGGAAGGCGCTGGAGAAGGCGGCGCTGTCGCCCGACAGCCCGGCGGACTCCCACTTGCAGTCCGCGTACGGCATGTTTATATCGTTCGCACCGTACACCCCCAGGCTTCCAGAGTTGTCCCTGAGGACCATTCCGAAGTCACGCAGCGCGACGCAGATGGTGCGCTGCCAGGCGGGGAGGTCGGTGCGGCCCTCGGCGTCGTAGTCCGGGGGCAGCGCGAGCCAGGAGCCCTCGGCCAGGTGGTTGAGGGGATCAGTGTGCGCCGGGCAGCGGCCGGTGCCCGCGGTGACCGCGTTGGAGAGCGCGGGGTAGCGGCCGACGCCCTGCTTACCGCCGATGCAGGGGTTGGAGAACTGCATGGTCTCGGGGATGTGGCCGTCCTTGATCCACTGCGGCAGGATCAGGCCGCGCTTCAGCGGCGTCTGGGCGGCGCTACCGCCCCAGCACTTCACCAGCTCGTTGACGGAGCCCTTCGGGAAGGACGCGCCACCACCGGCTCCGATGATCTTGCGCGTGCCCTCGTCGTAGACCGCCTCAAAGAAGTCGTGCTCCCGGTTCGTGAACTGGTCGAGCACCTGCAGGTGCCCATCCCCGGAGGGGTCCGGGCGCGTGCCCAGCGGGATGCGAATCTGCGGGTCGAGCGCGTGCGAGCGGTTGCTGTGCACCGGCACGTTGTAGTAGGCGTCGCCCTCGCCCGCCGTCGCCCAGGCGACCGCCCACCGCCGCATGGCGAGGTTCGGTCGGACGATGGCGTAGGTGCGCCAGTGCGACATCATCGTCGCGGAGTTGGGGTCCCGGGGGGCGGCCTTCGCGTCCCACTTCCAGAGTTCGGCCATGACTAGAGCGTACCACCGTCCTGGACGACTGTCTCATATGGGGTACCCTTCACCGCGCGGTAGTAGACCCCGTGCCGGATCGCGTCGTTCGCGTGCCGGTTCTCGTGCTGCGGGCTGAAGAAGAACTCCCGCGCCCCGGCGCGCTCGGCGCGCTCCTTGATCGCGGCGCCCTGGAGCGCGACCGGCACCCCGGCGACGCGGGCGAGCGTGCAGATGGAGCCGATCAGCCGGGCGGTGCGGCACTTATCCCACTCCAGGTTCTCCAGCTCCCAGGGGTACAGGGCCCAGTCCTCCATAACGATCAGCTCGACGAACTCAAAGCGTTCGTACAGCGTCTGGTCGTTGAGAGCGCCGGGGCCGAGGCCCAGGAGGACGGCGGCGAGGGTGTCGGCGACCTCCTGGAGCGGTGCGGTCCCGGCGGCGGCGGGCGGAGCGCCCTTGTCGAACCCGACCCACACCGCGTAGCCGACGGACTCGCCGGGATCGAGGGAAATCCACTTCACCCGAGAAGCCTAGCACGACCCGCCAGGGGCCGCTAACGGGCCGTGCTAGGCTCCATTCAGGAAGGCGTCGTCCTCTTTACGCGCGATCTTGTCCATGATCGCTTGCAGGGGATCGCCCGCGGCTCGACGCTCCTCAGCGTCGCGGTCCATCTGGCGAAGGTCATAGCGCAGGTGTCGCAGACGATAGTGAGCGATGGGGTGGCGCCAGCCAGGGCTGAAGGTGATGCAGGACCGCACCTTGTAGACCTTGGCGCTCATCGGGCGTAGTCCGGCACGTAGCCGGGGGTCTTGGCGTCGCTCCAGCGGTCGACGATCTGGGGCTCCGCTTCGATGGGGATGATCGAGCTGAGGCGGCCGTCGTCGTCGGTCATGGCGCGCTGCAGCTCGCGGGCGGCCTCCTCCGCGTCCGCCTCCGGGACCTCGACGATCAGCTCGTCGTGGACGGCCGCGATCACCGGCAGCCCGGCCGCGTCCGCCTTGACCAGGCTCTGCTTCAGCAGGTCGGCCGCGGTGCCCTGGATCAGGTAGTTGGTGAACTTGTACGCCTCGCGGTCGACGAACTTGTCGACGCGCTGGCGGCGCCCCCAGGGCGTCTTGACGTAGCCCTTGTCGTACAGCGCGTACTCGATGCGCTGCTGGAGCCCCAGGACCTCCGGGAAGGCGCGGTGGTAGTCGTCCAACGCCTTGCGGGCGCGCTGGGTGTCGAAGCCGAACTGCTTGCGCATCGACCGCACCCCGGCGCCGTACATGACGCTGTAGTTGAACACCTTGCCCCGCTGGCGCTCGCTCTCGACCTCGCCGGTCGAGCGGCGCCGGGTACCCAGGGAGGAGGCGCGTGCCGCCGCGACGTGCGGGTCGCCGTCGCCGCGCATCATGTCGAGCAGGGGGCCCGGGCCGCAGAAGGCCGCGAAGATGCGCATCTCGATGGCGTCGAGGTCGCAGGTCACCAGCTTGTGGCCGGGGCTCGCCTCGACCAGGTAGCGCAGGCGCAGGTCGTCGCGGTGCCACTGCTGGATGTTCGGGTCCGAGCAGCTCATGCGGCCGGTGCGCGCGCCGTTCTGCCAGAAGAACGGGTGCAGCCGGTCGTCGGTGTGCAGGAAGGGCGCGGTGCCGTCGTCCTTACCGTGCAGGATCGCGCGGACCATCGCGTACATCTTCTGCGCGCCCCGGTAGTCCAGGATCGCGCGGGCGAGGTCGTCGTCGATAGCGAGCAGGTTCTCCTCGTCGGTCTTGGGCAGACCGTCCACCAGCGTCGCGTGGCTGAGGGGCGCTGAGCGTCGCTTCAGCGCCTCGCCGACCTGCTTCGGCGAGCGGGGGTTGAAGTGCGGGATGCCCGCCAGCTCGACGCAGGTCTCCTCGATGCGCTCGTGGGCATTGAGCAGCTCGGCCTCCAGGAGCGCGGCCGCCTCGCGGTCGACCGGGATGCCGCGGCGCTCGGCCTTGTACAGCCCGACCATCACGCCGCGCTCCATCTCGTAGAGGTCGTTCAGCTCCGGGTCGTTGCGGATGATCGGCTCGTAGTTCTCGCGCAGGTGGTGGGTGAGTTCGATGTCCTCCAGCGCGTAGGGGTGCATGATCTCGTCCGGCACGTTCCCGTAGGTCGGCGGCTTGAACTCGTCGCCGGTTTCCTTCGACAACTGCTTACGGCGCCGCGCCTCGGCCGCGAGCCAGTCCTTGACCGCCTTCTCGTTCGTCGCCTCGGTGGCGCCGAGCGCGGTCGTGCGCGCCTTCAGCGCGGTGGACGTGCGCTCGTCGATGAGCGACGCCATGACCTTCGTGTCGTGCCAGCGGTCGAGGGACGGCAGGGTGTAACCGGCCGACTGCGCGAAGTGCATGTCGAACTTCGTGTTGTGCGCGTAGAACGCGGCATCGTCGAGCAGCCGGGCCTGGATGCCTAGCCGGTCATGCGGGTGGTCGTAGGCCGCGGCCTCGCCGGGCTCCCCGAACTGCGCGAGGAACAGCTCGTCCGCGGTCCACTGGAGGCCCGTGGTCTCGACATCGAAGGCGACCGGCTTCATGCGTACTTCACGTATGAGCGGTCGAGGTTGTCGAGCAGCTCGTCGAAGTCCACCATCAGGGTGTGTTCGGTTCCCTTGTCCAGCGTGTGCCGCGCCGGTACCGGCACCAGCGCGCGGCCTGTGTCGACCACCAGCGGGTAACTGAAAAGGGTCGTGCCCGGATGCGGCCCCTCCGCCTTGAAGCGGTACACCAGCTTGGAGAGGTCCACGTCGGAGCCGACCGGAACCTTGATCTCGCGGAAGGTATGGCCGAACCCGACGACGGGCTTGTCCATGAACACCGGCTCCGGTTCCTTGGAGGCGGTGGGGTCGATCTTGATCGGGATGCCCCAGAGCGTGGGCGGGTCGATGTAGGTGTCGTCGTAGTCGAGCATCAGCCGTACGTTGCCTCCTCGATGATTCGGGTGATTCGGTCGTCGGTGCCCCGGCCGCGCAGGCTGAACGTCATCAGCGTCAGGCAGTGCCAGGCGGCGTGGCCCAGGTGCGGCAGGCCGCTCTCGGGGTCGGTCTCCTCGCCGTTCCAGAACGCGAGCAGGTGGCGCATCATCGCGTCGTACGACAGCGACCACTGGTACCCGAGGACGAAGTTCATCCGCGCGTACTTCTGCGCGCCGAACCCCGCGACCTTGGCGACCTCCATCAGCGCCGCCGGGTCGACCGCGCCGAGCTGCGCCATCTTCTGGCCCTTCTCGCCGCCGGTCTCCGGGTCGCGCACGCGGACCTCCTCGCCGGTGGCGAGGCCGGAGCGCACCGGCGTCAGGTCCGGGTACTCCAGGATGTCGAGGCCGAGCGCCTGGCCGAACGTGACCTCCGTGCGCGCCCCGCCGCTGGTCTCCCAGCCGGGCAGCACGACGATCTTCTCGACCTCCCACTCGACGATCTTCTGCACGTCGCGGCTGAGGAAGTGCGCGTACTCCGCGGGCTTGTCGAAGCCGGGCGGCGAGTGCGTCGGGTCGTAGCCCTCCGCCTCGTCCAGCTCGACCGGGCTTACCACGACGAACCCGTAGTCGCGCAGGCGCGCGGCCGCCTCCCGGAACGCGGGGTAGTTGTACTCCTCGATGCCGGACATCGGCCCGGCGATGTACACGACCGGCCACTCGGCGTTCTCGCCGAGGCCGTCGCGCTCCACGTCCGCCTGCAGCTCCGGGTTGTCCCACTGGTTGCTCAGCATCAGCTCACCGCCAGCATGTCGTCGTCGGGCCCGCCGTCGGGCGTGTTCCAGGTGTAGCGTCGTCCGCCGTGGTGTGCCATGACCCTCACTCGCTTGTCGTCCTCCAGGGTTTTGAGAGCGCGCGACACCTTGTAGCGCGACTCCGCTGTCTCCTCCAGTATCGCGGGCATGTCAAGCCATTCGCCGGGGCGCGTGCTCAGCACCCGCGCGACCGACCGCACGATGGCCTCCTCCGCCACGTAGTCGTACCCCCAGCGCTGCGGGGCCCACTGGAGCCGGATGGGCGCCGGGGGCTCGCCGAACCGGCTCTTGGCCCAGGTCAGCTCGCGGTGCTGGCCGCCCGCGGCCGGGCTCCAGCGCTCGACGACCGCGCAGAGGTCGACCAGGACGGCAGAGCCGCGCGCCGCGTCCATCGGGTCGCCGCCGTCGCCCGCACCGCCCTTGCGCTCGTGGTGGGTCAGCATGACCGCCATCTCGTAGGCGTTCGCCAGCTCCGAGAGGCTGTCGATCATGTTGGCCATCTCGCCGGAGTCGTTCTCGTTGCCCTTCCAGAGCCCGCGCATCGGCTCGATGAACAGGATGTCCGGGCGGAAGCGCTCGACCGCGACGCGCAGGGTCGCGATGCGGTTCGGGTCGTCCAGCTTCATGCCGGACCAGCCGCCGTCGCCCCAGATCAGCAGGTTCTCCTCGCAGAGGCGGCGCTGCTCGTCGTCCGTGGCCTGGGTGTCGACGATCTTGCGCAGGATGCGCTGGAAGTGCCAGCCCGAGCCCTCGTTCTCGATCAGCAGCACCTTCAGGGGCTCCTCGGGGTACAGGACCTCGTCCAGCTCGTCGAGGAAGGGCTTGCCCATCGACCAGCGCACGAAGCGGTTGAGCGACACCGCGGTCTTGCCCTTGCCCGCCTTGGCGATCATGGCGTTGACGGCGCCTCGCGCCACCATGTCGGTGTGCACGATCATCGGCGGCCGGTCGATCTCCCAGTCGAGGTACTCGCCGAGCGTGCGCACCGGCGGTTTGCCGACCTCCTCGTCGGGGAGCTGGGCGGTCACGAGCCCGCGCGCCTGCTGCCAGATGCGCTTGCGCTCCTCCTCCTGCTTGCCCGCCAGGAGGTTCGCGAACGCCTCGACGCTGGGGTCGAGCCCGTTCACTCCGGGACCTCGATGTCGTCGAGCTGCTTCAGCAGGTTGATCTCCTCGCGCAGCTCGTAGCCCGCTCTGGGGTGGTCGAGGATGTGGTCGGTGACCTGGTGCTTCAGCTCGGTGGTCAGCTCCTGCGCGATGGCGTCGTCGGTCTCGGCGATGTACCGATTGAGCGCGCAGCGCAGCGTGATCGCCTCGCGCAGCGACAGGTTCTCCAGCTTCATACGACCACCCACTTCTCGCAGCGCGCGTGCGTGAGGCCGAGGTCTTGGATCACTACATCTGCAGCGACCTGAGACCTGTACACGCCGTAGACGCCTGCGTCCGGGACGATCACGATGTACACGATCATGCTGACTCCACAACAGCGGCGGTCAGGAAGATCAGGGCCGTAAGCAGAATGACCGGCACTGACGCGTACGCACTCATCGGCCGGTCTCCCCGCGGGCGATGGGGCAGTCCGCGCGCACGTACGGCGCCATGAGGGGGTCGTCGCACCCCGTTGAGGTGTACCGGCCGCGCTGCGCGTTGGTGAACAGCGACCACAACTCGTTCTCGCCCAGCTCAGGCTGGAAACCGCCGTCCTTGTTGAACGAGGCCAGCGTGTCCCACGCCTCCTGGCGCGTGAACTCGCGGTAGTTGAGGAGCATGCACGCGAGGCGGAACGCGACCTGGTGACGGTGGCCCTTCGCCACCGGGTTGCCGCGTCGCCCGTTCTCCAGAATGTGCAGCGCGCACTCGTGCAGGATCGGCTGCTCGCCGAACTCGCTTGACTCCTGGCGCTCCTGCGGGGGCGTGGCGCCGAGCGCGCGGGCACGCTTCACCCAGGTCTCCGGGTCGTGGCGAGTGTCGAGCGCCTGATCGATCCAGGCATCGCGGTCCATCGGGGCACCCCAGGCGTCCAGGATCGGGCGCGTCTCGCCGAACCACGGCAGGTTGATGTAGTTGCCCACCATGCCGGGGCGCAGGGTGTCCTGCTTGGGGAACACTTCTACCTCCGGGCGCCCGAGCGCCTGGGTCGCGTGCCGGAGCACGCCGCGCGCCGCCCACGCCGGGCAGGGCTCGCGGAAGAACACCCAGATGTGCGCGTTGCCGGAGCGGCTGCGCTCGACGAAGCTGGTGCCGGGGATGAAGCGCTGCAGGACCGACGCGAGCGCGAAGTCCGGCTCGTCGAGGTCGATGGCCGCGAAGTGCACGGCGTTGCCGTCGAGCATCGGGAACACGCCGATGGCGGTGACCCCGTCCAGGTGGTCCTCGTGGTCCTCCCAGCAGACCGGGCGCTTCTCGACGCCGCCTCGGTCGAGGCCGATGGCGTCGGTACGGCCCGCGAACAGGTCGAGAAAGCCTCTGACGGTCTCGCTAGACGTGATCGCCATCGTCATCCTCCTCGCCCCAGTCCCAGCCGGGGTCGAACTGACCAGGCCGCGCCTCGGGATACTCCATCGAGTGCGACACGTCGACGCGCCCGCCGTCGAGCGCCTCGTACAGCCGGTCGAGCATGATCTCGACCGCGTCGACGGCGGAGGAGACATCGTCGGAGTCCTCCAACTGCATCGGGATCACGGCGGCCCAGGGCGAGTCCTCGTCGTCCTCCGGGATGTGACTGTACATGAGCGTCGCGTGCCAGGTCACCGCTTCCTCCTCACGATAGGGCGGTAGTGGTTGTCGGGCGCGCGCTTGTACGCGTCGCGCACCTTCTCGTAGTCCTCCAGCGGCAACAGGAGCGCCACGTCGAGGATGCCATCGGTCTCCGCCGCCTTGCCGTGCTTCTGAATCAGCTTCAGCAGCGCGGTGGTGGTGGGCAGCTCCGTCCCGGGGGTCCGCCCCAGGTTCTCGGCGGCCGCCTTTTCGGCGTCGGTCAGGTCAAGTTCGTCGGAAAGGTACGCTGGCTCAGGCATGGGCCCCTGATGCTCCCTGAAGAAGTCTCCCCCGGGGCCGGGGAGCGAACCCCGGGGGAGTGTGATCGGGCGGTACGGTCAGATTTCCAGGCCGCCGTCGGCCGGGGACGCCTCCGGGCGCTTGCCCTCGGTGTCCTCGTCGCCGGTGAACTGCACGCCCAGCTTGTGCGTCAGCAGGGCGAGGTCCACGGCGCGCTGCCGCTGCTCCGCGTCGGTGCGGGGACCGCGCTTGACGGTCGGCTTGTGGAAGGGCTCGTCACGCTTCGACTGCCCCAGCTCCGAGCCGAGCACGTAGACGTTGTCGTGCCAGGCCCGCGACGCGCGCAGGAAGGACTCCAGCTTGCGTGCGGCCGGAACCGCGGCCCGCATGAAGCTGATCCTCACCGGCTCGTCGAGGTTGTCCGCGAGTAGCCCCACGAAGTTGTACGTGGTGCTGATCGGCGGGCCGTTGCCCCACGCGATCTCGCCCGCGTTCGCCAGCGCCTTGAAGCGCTCCTCCGCGTCGTCGAGGTCCGCGAATCGCTGACCCGCGTACTTCTCGGGCCAGTAGTCCGGGACGGTCTCCACCGGGCCCGCGTTGTACGACTCGCCGGTCTCCCTGATCCGCAGGAAGCGGCCCTCGTACGAGCGGACGACGATGAACCCGATCTCGTTGCCGAGGCTCTCGCCGGTCGTCGAGTGCACGTAGTCGCCCGCCGACGCGTCGCCCTTGACGACCTCGTTGGTCAGGCTCTGCGCCAGCTTGATGACCGGGAGCGAGACCGGACGGTCCTGGAGGTCCTGCTTCTGGAGGTCGGCGAGCTGCTGCTCCGCGTCGCTCAGTTCGGGCAGGGCCTCGTCACGCGTTGCCACGTCGGTACTCAAATCGTTCTTCTCCTCTGGATTGGTCACTTCACTTCCAGTGTAGCGCGCCTGTCAAGCGCCTTTCTTGGTGAGGGTGATGAAGCGCGTCGACGTGAAGTCGACCCCGGCCGGGAGGTCGTCCCCGTTCTCGATGCGCTCATTGATCTCCTGGTTCAGCCGGGCGCTGCGCACCTTGCGCTGGCGGTCGAGAATCTCGTCCTCCAGGCCCAGCTCGCGGATCGCGGCGACCGCGGTGTCGTAGTCGATGATCCGCGCTCGGCGTGTTTCCTTGCGCTGGAGCTGGACCCCCTTGCCGGGGCCCAGCAGGTCCTCAAAGGTGAGCGTCGGCGTCTTGTCGCGCTCCATCACGTCCCAGAGGAGGTCCTCCAGCTCGTCGACATCCTTCTGCGCCGCTTTCGCCTGCGCGTCGAGCCGGTCGGACTTCGCCCGGGCGGCCGCATAGCGCTGCGCGAGGTTTCTGAGGTCAGCGAGTTCCATCAGTCCTTGAAGTTGACCGGGGGCTCCAGCCAGGCCAGGATGAATCCGATCCCGGCGGCCTGGGCCCAGTTGATGTCCCAGTCGGCGATGACCTCGACGCCGAACAGGACGATGCCGGACCAGATCAGGGTGTTGAGCGCCGTCAGCAGGACGGCGAGGAAGATCAGTCCGGCGAGCCCGGGGGATGACGTGGACGTGCGGTGGGGGTGACGGGGTGGGGTGTTCAACCTAGCACCTGCTTCGTGATTTGGGATTTGATCCGGTTCTTGCTTGCGACCTTGCCGGAGTCCACCGTGTCGGGGACCTCCAGGATGATGACAGAAACGGGCACCTTGCGTCCATCGGTGCGTGGGAGGTTGGGGCGCAGCCGATCCTCGGCCTGGCGATTGACGCCGGGCACCCAGTCTCGGTCGACGAAGATGACGGTGTCGGCGCGCGTCAGCGTGATCGACTCGCCCGCCTTGGAGATCGTCCCGACGAACTGGTCCAGCTCGCCCTCCTGGAACGCCCTCGCGGGCTCGGTCGCGTCCTCGCTGTCGCCCGCCACCAGGCCGGTCTCCATCG